TTATCACTTCTTTAATGTAGGTATATTCGTTTCTGTTATTAAACTTGATTTAGGTGTTATAATCTTACTTGTATTTGTTTCATAAGATTTTAATATCTCATCTTTAGGATCAGACATAAAAACAATTTTATCCTTGGATAAAGTAACCGTATCTTTTTTGCCATACGCATTATACAATGACATCATTAAAGATATTGGTTGTCCTGGTGCTGATTGTTGAGGTATTATTACGAAAGGATTTTTTAAACTTATTCCTTGATCGTTTTCTCCAACTTTAGCGATTACATCTTCGCCAGTTGAGAGTCTTAATATTTTCACTTCACTCATTATATTTCTCCTTATTGTTATAATATAGTTATATCATACATTGACGCCAATGTCAATGCTATTCTGGTTTACCTTCTTTTTCCACAGGTTTTAACCTCTTACTTAATACAAAAGTTCTATTAGGATTAACACTAATATTCATTTGCCTCATAATATTTCTGTTAACTAATAAGTCTGAACCTGACCTAGGTCTTTGATCTAATCCTACTTCTACATCTTTATATGTAAATCCATTAAAGGTCATATCTAATAATATTGTAGGTCTTGTTTCTGACGCTTCATTGGTTGCATTTGATCTGAAAACTTTACTTGTACCGTGTCTAGGTTTAGAATAAGTTTTACCATCATATTTCCATTTAACAATTTTCTTATCTTCTAAAATTTTATCTGCGTGTAAAGCACAAGCTTCAGAACCATTACCTGTATCAAATTTACATCTTACTTTTCCTATATCATCTAGGTCAATTGTTTCCAACCAACCACTTTCAACAAGTGATTGTCTGTCCCAATGAGTTCTATCTTTTACCCAATCTATTACATAAGACATCATAGTTTCACCATCTATTTTACCTGATGGTTCTGGTTCAGAATAATAATCTTTGTATTGGTAACCTTGATAGTCAGCACCTGATCCTGGACTACCATTGATTTCTAAAATGTATGGTTTTTTATTGTTTACTATGTGATCTACACCACACATATATGCTCTGGATAATCTAGCAGTTTTTAAAACTAATTCTATTTCTTCTTCACTTAATTTATATGGTTCTGCTTCAGCACCTCTATGTGTATTTGATCTGAAGTCATAACTACTATGAGTTCTTTTTGTACTTGCAAATATTTTATTATCTACTACAAAAGTTCTTACATCAAAATCAGTTTTCATATATTCTTGTATCAACATTTCTGCTTTTAGTTTCCACATTGCCTGAACGGTTGCCATTAAACCCTCATAACTTTCAACTTTAATTACACCAACACCTTGTGTACCTGTTAGTGTTTTTAATATTACAGGAAACTTACCACCAATTTTATCTAATGCAGTTTTTAAATTTTTCTCGTTTGAAACATAAGCAGTTCTAGGTGTAGGTATACCAAATTTTTCAAACAATAATGCTGAAGTTAATTTATTATCACAAGTAAGCATTGCTGCTCTTGTGTTTATCATAAATGCTTGTGAGTTTTGAAAAGCAGATATTAAAGATAGACCACCTTCATCTTGCAACGCACCACCTCTAGTCATACAAATGGTATCTTTACCTATGAAAGTGTGCTTACCACCGTTACCATCATAGTTGTAAACCGTTAATGTATTCTTATCTTCGTCTTTGTCTGTTATGATTGTAGTTTTAGTATTGACTATAATACACTCTATGCCTTTTTTCTTACACGATTTTGATATAAGATCAGCAGTTGTATTTTCTTTAGGGTCGTCTGAATCTGCTATTGTAATAATAGCAACAGATATAGGTTTCTGCTTACGCTCTAAATCTTGTTCTACAAAAAATTCTTTAAACTTTGGTATTTGCATTTTCGCTATCTTCGTTTGTAACCTTTTTTCCTATGTTATATTTAGCAGATAAATTCCATTCTTTTTTCTCTTTAAATGGTAAAACTTTTATCTGACTTAAAGGTGCTTTGTTATTAGCACTCTCTTTATTAACTATATCAATTAGGTTCCAGTCTTGTAATAAAATAGCGATTGTGTTTCTTCTTTGTATATCGTTCTCAACTAAAGTAGCCTTCTTGCCATCTAAAGCAAAAAGTTCTTTGAAATGTACTATGTAATATTTACCTTGTTTGTGCAGTATATGACACGATTGAAATAGTGTTTTGTCTTTTCTACTAGCAACTCCGATTCTTGTTAAAGTTTCTCTAACTTTTAAAAAATCATCTGGTTGCTTGATAGTTACTTCTAACATACTTTCAGGCGACCATTGTATTTCTTCACTCATTTTTTTCTCCCACCTTTTTTCAAGGATTCTTTAATATTTTCAATTTGTTTTTCTGTAAGTATATTGAGAGCGTCTTTAGCTTTCTCATTGCTATAACCGTAATACTCTTTCACATACTCTAAAGAAGCTAATTTGGATTGCTTTAACCAGCGACCACCAAATCGTTTTTTCTTTCTTACACTATTTATTAAAAATTGAAACTGAACCTGATTGCTTAGGAAGTGATAACCATTCATTTCATTTGCTTGAGGAAGAGTATCCCAAAACATAGATAAACAACGATTAATGATGTATGCTGGATATTTCTTAATCCAAGTTTCATCTGATTTCATCAAGTCCTCTTTGGACTCATTAATCGCTTTCAAGTATTCTTTTAATTCGTATGCCATTATCTAAAATTAGGTCCTATTAAAAAGAAGGCCAAAGTCTTTCTTACACCTTTTGTTACAGGTAAAACTCTATGTAACATATGTGATTTAAACATTATTACATCACCACCTTTAGAAAATTGTTTTATTTTCAATGGTTCGTGGGTTTCGTTTACTTCAAACTCACCTCCTTCATAATCTTCGGTAGATAAATTAATTACACCTGTCAATTTATGATCTTTTGTCGGCATTTTTGAAGCGTCATTGTGCCATCCACATTCCATACCTATTTGATAATTATTTAAATGTAATTGCCTATCATCTGTAAATGGTTCTATATCAAATCCTATGTGATGTCTATTTACATAATACATTTGATCTATGATAGATTGCATAATAGGTATGTGTTTAAGATTCTTATACTGAATAATTTTAACTTTACTCATATCTTTTTGATGGTAGATTTTTTCCTTTTCGTACCAATCAAAATGGTTTTCAAGTTGATTATCTATTAGCTTTCTATCTTCTAAATTTACAAAGTTTTGCCAGAAAACTGCGTTTGTTTTTTGCATATTTATTTCTTGCGTTTGTTAATGCCCATATAATGCTCACTTGGTTCGTAATTCCAACGCATTCCGTGATGTCCTCTTATATCTGCATACCACATTCGCAATTTGACTATACATTTTCGCCAAAATGTTCTTCGTGCCATATTCTCTCCGTCTAATTTGTTATTTAAATTTGCAAGTCGCCATTATTTCTGTCAAGCAAGCAACCATATTTATCTCTTGGTCTGCTACAAATGCCGATTTATATTGGTATCCTGCTAATAAAAGTATAGCTTGAGGTACGGATTGAGGATGTAGATGTTCTTTAGACGAGTCATAGATGATCCTAAAAAGATCAGCAGGTGCAACAGACAAGTTGTTGACTACCCACTTTCTAGTTTCGTTAAAGTCTTTCTTCTTCAAAGACGCAAATAAACTCTTTATATCTGCTTCTTTTTGATTGTAGAAGATACCACTATCAATTTTACCATTTACTGAATATCTTTGTAGTTCATTAATAGTCTTTCTGAAGTCTGGATAATACTTTTGAATCAACTCAGCAAGTACCTTTTTGTCATAAGATACCTCTTGTTCATCAAGGATTTTACCTAGTCTATGAAGTAAAGCAGTTGCTGTCTTTACCTTTTGACCATTGACTATTTTGAAATCTATTTGTGTAAATCTACTTCTTAATGGTTCAATAAACTTATAAGGATAGTTGCAAGTTAATATAAACCTACAATTCTTATAAAATGTTTCAATGAAATTACGCAAAGCAGGTTGTACTGACTCAGCATTCATATAGTCTGCCTCGTCAATTATGACTACTTTATGTTTTGATTCTGTATTGAAAGATACGGTAGACGCAAAATTCTTAATCTTGTTTCTTAATGTATCAATCTGTCTTCCTTCGTCTGAACCATTGATTACGATATAATCAGCATTTAGTTGTTCACATAAAGCACGAGCAACGGTTGTCTTACCTGTTCCTGCTGTACCTGACAACAACATATTAGGTATTTCTTTTTGTTTTAGAAATTCTAAAAATGTATTTTTAGTCTGTTCTGGTAGAATACAATCTTCTATTGTTTTGGGTCGGTATTGTTCAACCCATAAAAAATCTGTCATAGACTAACTCCTTAAAATTCAGAGTCAGGTTCTAA